GGTTGTTTACCGTTAGAGCCAAGACCGTTGTTGCTAGTAGAACCATCAACGAACACCCACGAACGGTGACGCGAGGTACTACCAGACTCGACGACTGCTTCTTGAGCCATCTGAGTCGGTTGAGTAAACAGCTGCGGTTGAATCCACGGGTTGTACAGTGTGGTGTCACCAGGGTTGCCTGAGTTGTCTGTCACAAGGACTTCGTCGGCATCAAGGTCACCAGAAGTGACGGCATACCACGTCACCGTGCCATCAGTAATAGCGGCAGTGGCAGAGTACGTGGGGGCAGAAGCACCCGTAGTACCAGACACAGTAGCACGAACCAAGTCACCAGTAGCAAGCACGACCAGCGTACCGGCACGATAGAACGTACTGTTAGCCCGTACGGGGACGGCGCCTTGTTGCGCGCCTTCACCCAGCAGATACCACGTCACCGTGTTATCGGTGATACCGGCCGAAGGGCTAGTAACATAGCTAGGAACAGGCGGTGTGGCACCAGAGGTACCGCCAGCACCGACGATGGCGATGTCACCGCTAGGCAACACGGCTACGTCAGGGTTGACATACGCCTGTGCAGCACGCCAGCGGGTACCTGCTACATATGCAGGGATGCGTAGATCACGGGCAATGCTAATGCGGCGGTGAGCCAAGCCAGCCCGCGAGGTGTCCAGCTTAGTGTCTGGCTTGCTGGTCTTAACGAAGGTAACAGTGCAGTTGTCTTCGATCTGGTAGTTGCCAAGCAGCGGGCCGAACGTACCGTCGTCATTAGCCCGCACCTCTGCACCACCAGCGGTACGCAGGGTCTTGATGGACAGGTTGACGATGGACGGGTATTGAATGTAAAGAGTCTTCATTACTTTCCTTGGAAGTCTCGGATGTCTTGCTTGTCCGCATTGCATGAGCGCAGCGCGGCTTGATAGTCCTTGACCAGTTGAGCTAGGTCGGCGTTGACCTTGACCTCACGCACAGGCGCAGGCGTGGGATCAAGCCACTCACTCGGGGGAACCTGCCGGGGTACTTGCGAGCAGCCCATCAGGGTCAGGCTCAGCAGCGCGGCGAGGGCTGTAGTCTTCATCTTGTAGCTCCTTGAGCACAGCTTCCGGCACGGGCTCATTGGCCCAATCCGGGGAACTGGCGGCGGCGTCAGCCATGCGGGCCTCGGCAAGGGCCCTGGCCGCCTCGTGGCGGGCCTGTCGGGTTACCCGCTTGGGGTAGACACGTTCCAGGGCGTCGGCCCGCTGTACGGCTTCTACTCGTTCCGCCTTGTACGCCTGCTTGCTGACATGGTTAGCGTGTAGTGCAGCACCCAACACCATGCCAACTATCAGAGCACCGAGTACCCAAGCAACTTTTTGCAACGTCGCGCCCATTGGCGAAACTCCTTGTTGTGTGCGGTAGACAAGCCCATCTCGAACTGCCACATATGGATCATCTCGTGAGCTAGCGTAGCTACGACACAATCATCCGACATGCGATCAGACAAGATAACGTTGTACTTCCCCGGTTTCTTCTCGTCGCAGAATCCCAAGTAACCCTCTGGCACGTAGCAGAGAATGATCTTCGGCTTGGGTAGGCACCCATGGAAGACTAACTCGTTGATATGCCGGAAGTGTTTGTGGAGTTTGCGTGATGTCACAGTCAGCCTCGTACAGCTTGCGCTCATCAGCACGACGAGCTACCAAGCCAGGGAGCTTCTTGTCCTTGGCGTACACCCAACGAGTGAACTGGTACCCGGCACCCCAGCAATTGCCGAGGTTGTGCTGCCTGAGAAGTGTGGAGTTGGCGAAGTTCTTCGCACCCACGTTAAACGTAAACGACACCATGGCGTCGTATTGACCCTGCGTCAGCGGCTGCTTAACGTACTTGCGTACAGCAGACTCTGCCACAGACACGTCCTGAGCCAGCAGGCGGCGACATACGTCGTCAGACATACGCTTACCCACGTCAGCTTTAGTGACGGTGGCAGTATGACCAGCGCATGCGGTAGGGATACCCACGGGGTCTAGGTACACTTTGTGCACCACACCCTCGTGGTTCTGAATCCCAATCAAACCTGCTAGGCTGAGGGCCAGGAGACTGGCAGCCACAGCCCTACGTTCCATTACGCCAGAGCGCCAGAGAACGTAGCTACAGCGTTGCCACTCAGGTCAGTGAGCTTAGCGCCAGTAGTAGGCTGCGTGTACGTCAAGGTCTGAGTGGCAGCGATGCCAGTACCCTCAAGGATAACGGTAGAGCCAGAGACACGTACAGACGTAATGGTTGCACCACCAGTCAGGGCAAAAGCCGCGGCAGACGGAATGTTCTTGTCACCCGCTGCCAGCACTTCACTGAACGTGATGGTGGCCACGGTAGACGATGTACGCACACGACTGACGACTGTAGGCACGGTGCTTTCCACGTAGGTAGCGAGCAGGCCAGACATGGCGTCAAAGAAGTTCTTCAGATCCTTAGCGGCCTTGGACTTGCCACCAGGGGAGCTGAGCGAGGTAAGCTGAGCACGCGACAAAGCGGTAGCTGCTTCGATGCGCAGGCGACCAGCGTTAGACAGCATGCCGGGAGAGATGAGAGAGGTGAGCTTCATGATTAGCGGTTGAAGTATCGAGAGTTTGCGTTAACGCCAATGGGCCGCTTGGTGAATACCTTGGGCATGGCGCGGTGGATAGCTTCTTGCAGAGCAGCCGCTCGATGAGCTTCTGCTTGCTTGTCTTGGTCAGCAACCAAGAGTTTCTGGAAACGCCGGACAAGTCCTTCGACGGCATCAGCACGGTCGTCGTGAACAAGCGCACCACGGACTTTCTGCATCTTAGCCAGCTGGTACACAAAGGAGTACAGCTGACGCTCAGCAGACGGGTACCTGGCACAACACAGGCGATCTTCCTCCAGGGCTTCGGAGGTAACGATCAAGGAACCACGACCCATGACGGGCTCAAGTGTCTCAATGATGCGTGCTTCCTTCATGCCCGTCACAAGGTCGTCTTCAATAGAAGGTACTGGTACCCCTTTCTCAGTAGCCTTGCGAACAAGTACCGTAGTGAAGATGTGAGTGAACGCACCGTAGCCTAGGTTCTTTTCGATGGTAACACCAGCGATAGGGAACCTCAGCAACTTGTCAGCAAGCTCGGTTAGTTTGCTGTCATCGTAGCCGCCTGCAACAGCGCCCACAGCTAGCAGGTAGACGTTGCCGTTTAGGAAGGCACCCACTGTGTAGGCTGTCTCGTCGGCGTTGGCGCCACCTGCTGCCGGGTCGATGTACGCCCAGACTAGCTCGTACTTGGCCATCTCTGGCGAGACACTGTGCGGGAGGCTGACCTTGTACGGAAAGTCCCCGGCCATCATGTCTTTCACAGCACCACTCACTGACCGGATCACCTGCACAGGTGCCAGGATGTGGTTAACGTCAACGAGGACGAGCTTCTCTGGCTTGAGCGGGTAACGCTGCGCATCAGTGAGGCGCGTGTTCAGCATGTGCTGCAACTGGAAGTACGCCTCGCCTTGGTTAAGTTCCTTGGCTTGGAGCTTTTCTTCGTCGAGCAGTGCCGGGTCGATAGGCTTACCCTGAGTGCCGAGCAGCCCACCACCTTTCTGCAGCGTGGGGTCGCGCTTGATGCGCTCCATCAGCAGCGGGGCTAGGTGGTCACCGTAGTTCTTCAGCTGTTCCTCAGTCGGATAGCGCCCGGGCCAGATGCGAACAGTGACCCCGCGTGCGGGCAAGGTGTTGTAGATGCTATCACCAGACTGCGGAGTACCCAACCAGATGATACGACCAAGGGCAATAGACACGAAGTCTTTTGTAAGGTCAAGCAACTGCGCACGCATGTGCTGCGTCAGGGAGTTCTTAGCAGATTCAACGTCGTCGGCAATCAACAGGTCGGCGCGCTTACCTTGAAGGTTAGCACCAATACCGACACAGGCCACAGACGGGGACTTGTCCACGCCCTTCAGGCTGTGGTGCACGTCGAACGCCTCTGTGCTGGTACGGTCACCAGCTAGCTTGTCGGGCCGCATGCACTCCAGCACGTCCATCGTCATGATGATACGAACGATCAGAGTGCTGATTTCGTTAGCCTGGGTACCACCAGCAGACACGATAAGTACCCGGTGGGCCGGGCTGTGGATCAAGCACCAAACGGAGTAGGCTGCGGCAATGGTCGTCTTGGCTTGGGACCGCTGCGCCTGAACCATCAGCCACTTTGGTCCGTAGACCATGAAGCCAGCGATGTCGGCCTGAATGTCTGTGACACTAAAGCCGAGCATTTCCATCACGTCTTCAAGAAACGTGAGGAAGTCTCGGTAGTGTTCCTGCAGCATGTGCAGCTCGTCCCACCGAAACTGCGCGTCTTCTATTGACTCGCGCCCCTTCATTGCATAGTACCCCGGTACTCTTCGGCAGCAATGTCAAGGACTGCCTGCGAAACGCCCGTCTTACCAGCAGCACGCCGCTGTTGCAGCTTGCCTTCAAGTTCGCGCAAGCGGTTGTTAGTCTCGGGGTCAGCAGAGATGTTGTTGTTCTTCAGGTGGGTCAAAGCAACCGCGATGATGGCAGCGGACGGGCGAACCCGTTCAACCCGCGTGCCACCATCCGGCCCCTCCACCTCAACCTCTTGGGTAGTTACGCCGTCGATCAGAGCCTCTGTAACGAGGTTGTGCAGATCAGCAAGGCGTGCAATTGTCGCCTTCTTTCCTGACATACTTTCTCCATGCTTTGTGGAACCCATCGAGGATCTCAGGCAGCTTTGCCAGGATCATAACGATCAAGTAGATAAGGGTTCCAAGTTGGATCAACTCCGGGACAGGGACGCCAAAGAGCATCATCCCGGAAACGGAAGTGGGGGGTGCTGCGACTGCGGCATCCTTCAGGAGTTGATGTTGACTCATCGTTCAAATAAGAAAGTTGTGTAGGGGTCTATGCTTGTGTTGGTGTTGTTTACAGCGACCACCTGGTGCATGGAGGGGCTAGCTTGAACAGCGGCGTTGTTTGGCAAACCTTCGCTGATGTCCTCTTTACCTATGAGTGTCCAAGACCCCGTTGAAGATATACCTGAAAAGATGAGCAGGTACACACCGTCCCGCATCATGAGGCTGTTTAGCCCTGCACCCAGGACACCGAGTTGGCCGAGCGTTGAAGTACCTAGCTCGGCTCTAGAGCGCGTAACCGTTAGCACCATGCTGCTGCTTGCGGTCTGCTTGTTGTACACACGCACCTCACCACCATAGCCTACGACAAGGCAGGTGAGGCTAACCCACGCGCTGCTATTAGGAACCCCACCGGCTAGCGTACCAACGTCTTCCCAAGGCAGGCTTGGGATGCCGCTGT